AAATGAGCCGTTAATAACGCTCTCTGTGCTTTTAGCAAGGGTGTTCCAGGTAGGACCACCAGCAAGACTTGCACCAAAGTAGTTACCAGCACGTCCTGCTACTTCTTGGTATGTAGGTGCTGCCATAAAACCAGCAGCAGCAACACCAAGAGCAGTCTTACCTGCAATTTTTGCAAGAGCAAGTCCAGTTGTTGAGTCTTTAGGGAGGGCTGTGTTTAAGAAGTTTGATGCTTCTTTATAGCGAGAAACAATTGCTTGGTCTGAGGTTTCACCGTTAAAGGTTACTTGCTGCATCTGAGGCATCATGTTGGTGCTGCCAGTGGCAACTCCAATTGCTCCGCCACCAGATGCAGCACCACGTAATCCAGAACCTATGCCACTGCTACCGCTTTTTATACTACGAGTAAGGCTATCTGCTTGAGTTAACTTTTGGACGATTTCGCCCAACAGACTATTGACGTTACTTAAATCGCCAGGACCGCCATCAGCCATGTCAACTCCTTCCTAGTAGCCTTGCTTTACTAATTCAATCCAGTTTTGACGCTCTCTGTTTGAGAGGTCTTTAATCTCTGTCAAAGTCCACCCTGGGTGACGGTCTGACAATGCCAGCCATTCAGCCATAAGAGTGGTGTACCCGCTTGTTTTAGAAGCGAAACAAACCGCCCATATTAATAGGGACGAGTACCTCTCCTTCGCAATCAGGGCAAGTAACCTTTAAGTCATCAAACTGAGGACCAATATTGTTCTTGTTGAGTGCTTCCGCAATCTTCTGTCGGTCTTGGATTCCTAGGTTCTGAACTTGGAACTTGCTCAAAACAGGGTTTCCGTTAATCTTTCGTACGCACTCCTCAAGAAGGATAGTGGTCAATTCTGAAACGGTCTTGTCGGCATTGTTGATTAATGCCTTCTGTGTACGACCATCAGGAAGACCTACTTCAACTTCTCCAACTTTGCAATCTACTGTAAAGCGACGCATACTTTCATCAACCATTGGTTTGATTTTAATATCAGCATCAATCTCAACGTTTACATCTTTGTGCTCTTCACAGGTACCACAAATAGCAAACACCTTTGATGTTGGGCCAAATGTTGCTTTGTAGATACCAAGAAGAACGGTGTCTCGGTCTCCAGCCAACATCTTGTCTAACATCTCTTCTGTTGCTTTTTCATCACCAATCTTTACAATTCCACGACTTAGGATTGTGAGAAGGGCTTTTCCCATACTTGTCGTACGAGAAATAGCCTCTTCATCACGTCCTGTCAGTTCCCTCACTTCAACCTGACGGATGACTTCCCCAGCGGCATTTAAATATCCGCCAGGGAGAGTCACCACGATGTCAGAAGGAAGAAGGATGGCAACTGGGTCTGGAGCCTTTACAGGTTCTGCCAAAACATCAGCAACCATTGCGTTAACAAGGTTTGGGTTTTGTGCTGCTTTAACTGTTGTTGTTTGTGTCATTTTATATTCCTATTCTTGTTGTTAAACTGCTTGAGGTACTGCTACACCAATTGCTGCTGCAGGAGTAAAGATGTCTTTCTTTACAGATGCCCATGAAACGTCAAATCCTTCATGCACAAGAGTCATCTGCTCTACGAGCAATGAGTTATCTCCAGCATTTAGGTCTGAGTAAGCAAGGGCTGTAGGCCATGCGTTGTAAATTTTAAAACGCATAGCAACATCGTCAGTTCCAGGAGTTGTTACATTTGGAATTGGGTGTGCCATAACCTTGACTTCAACGTCACAGCGGAAGTTATCTGTGATTTTGCGTTGTGCGTCTCCCTGTACTGTTGCGAACATTTGACGCATCCAGTCCCATTGAGTTTTCTTTCCAAGAAGCACACCGTGTTGTAGTGTGATTGGTTGGAATGAGGTCTGTCCAGGAATCTGGTGAACAGTGGTGTTGTATCCACCTTCACGGTAAGGGATTGAGTCTGTAGTAACCGCAAAACCAGAAACTGATGTAAACCCAAGGGTTACTTCGTCAACTGTTAATGAGTTGGTTCCTACTGCAAGAAATGTAACCAAAAACCGAAAGTTACGGATTGGGTCAGTTTCAAGACTTGAGCGATTTTCTTCGATAGATGCCATTTAGGTCTTTCCTTCTTTCTAGACTAGTGTCTTCTGGCTAAGGGTAATAACGACATATTCTGCTGGGTATTGCAGTGCAACACCAACTTCAATGTTTACTTGTCCTTGAGCAATTAGGTCGGCTGTATTGTTTTCAGCATCGCACTTTACAAAGAAAGCCTCTGCTGGATTTGCACCACGAAGACCACCTTGATTACGGTAATCGTTCAAGATGGAAATGATGCGTGTATTAATACGTGACCAAAGACGTTCGTCATTGTTCTCAAACATAGCAAATTCAGTTGCATCAGAAAGTGCTTTGTTTAAGTAAATGAGGGAACGACGCATGTTTACGTACTTGTTTGCTGTTCCGTCTTGCTTCAAAGTACGAGCACCCATTACTGAGATACCTGCACCTGGAATTTGACGAATTGGGTTTACTGGAGAAGTAGCCACGTTCATAGTGTCTAGTTCTGTATTTGTAAACGCTCTTTCAACAGCAATTGCACCTTGGACAGTTGTACCAAGTCCTGCTGGAGCCTTGAAAGGACCAGTAGTTGCATCTGTGTTCATGTAGATACCCGCAATTGCACCAGCAGGTCCAATCAAACGGATAGCACTTGTGCTACGTCCAACTGGGTCTGAGATGTAGTAGTGAGGGTAATACGCTGCTTCGTGGCTTGTAATACCAAGAAGACCTGCAGCAGTAACTGCTTGTGCTGGAGTAAGTCCTGCTTTTGTTTCAGCAACGACGTAATGCTTTCCGTCAACTGCAGCAAATGATGCCATTGTTGAGTACACATCATCAACATCTGATTCAGTAATCGTTGTCCACAATGCGGGCATAAAGATAACTAATGGTCGGTTTACTGCTGCTAGTTTAACCGCAGGACCATTTGTAGCGTCTGTGTATGCACCAAGATTAAGTGCACTACCGTCTAAGCCAGTTCCTGCTAAAGGAAAGACGGCTGTTGATGGAGCATTTGTGTTGTCTGCTACAACAACTGATACGTACTCAGAAACAAGGTTTACGACAGTTGGAAGATAATCAGTAGATGTCGTTGAATTAAGAACAATGTTCTCGTAGTTTTCAAGAACAATGTCATTTGAAACATCTGATGATGTTCCAGCAACTTGCTCTTGATATACAGTGAAGTCGTAGTATCCAGCACCAAAAGAACCAACGGTTAACTTAACACGAAGATTAGTTCCGTCCATGCCCTTGTTCTTTGCAGTTACTGTCAGTACAGTTCCTGCACCTGAAGCACGTCCAATTGCAATAAGAGCATTTGAAGCATCTGATGGAAGCATACGAACCACGTAAAGGTCACGACCACCATTTTGGAAAAATGCTCCAACTTGGAATGTCGCTGGGTAGGCAGCGTTATAGCCACCAAAGTACTTGGTAAATTCATACCAAGAACTGACAAGTTTTAAAGTTGAGGGACCCTTTGCAAAAGGTGCAATAACAGCACCTGCTGCTTGAGCAGTTCCTCCTGATACAACTTGTGCAGGAAGTAGGCGTTCAGTTACGTAAACACCTGGGCGTTTGTAAGTCGCCATAGTTTTTTTCTCCTAACTAGATTGGTTGGGGGTTAGTCCGAATTATTAGTATCTGTTGTCCGAAATGGGACCAATGTACTCCTGACGAGGAGTTGCACTTGGACCTGAGATATTGATTCCCTGCACCTTGTATATGTTTTTTGCGTCGGTCTGTGAGATTTCACTTGAAACTCTCACAGTTATTGCGTTCATGAAGAGGCGTTTTCCTGCCTCAACAGTATCTCGTTTTGTAATATCTAAAACATCCAAACGACGGACAGTGCTGTCACTTGGAAGTAGATACCCAAACCGAAGTCTTAGTTTATCAAACATTAACTGACTTAAGATTTGTCGGTCATGTCTTGGGTTACGAGCAAAAGTAGTTACTTGATAATCAATATTAATTGGAATGGGCATATCAATTTCCCAACCCTCATCAGAACCAAGTTCTGGTTCTAGGTAGTAAGGAGAGACAACACCACGCATTGCACGTTCACGTGCTTCTGCAACATCAATCATGTCGATGGTGATGTACGGGTAAGACTGGTCTCTTAGTTCTTGGTCAGGTTGCCCAAACCAAACACCAAC